TAACCCATACCAGAAAGCCAAGGGTCGTGCGTCCGTATCCGAGAATCCACTGCACCATGTTCGTGACATGGCTCACACAGCCATCCTTAGTGGTACAAAGAACAGTATGAAGCAGAGGATTCTTAACCTTCTAAGAGTTAACCAGAAGCTTGACGGTCTGGACAAGTTCGTCCAAATGACAAAGGTTTGGGTTATTGAAACCAATGAAGGTGATAGAATCGAGTATGTTGGTGAACCCCCATCCACAGATTTAAAACAAGCCGAACAAGAGGGGTGGAAGGTCTATACCAAAGAAAACAAGCCATTTACCAATAGGGCTACCCAATCCCAGATCAAAGAGCGTGACGTTGTAGTCTACGAAAACGGAGAGCGGTATGTTGTTCGTTTCAACGACCCATCTGTATCTAGGTCAATCAACGGAATGGTTGTCGGGAAGGATGAGTTCCAGAACGCTGTAAGAAAAGGAATGAGCAGCACAATACGGTTTATGTCAAGCATGATGACATCGTGGAATCCTGAGTTTATCCTCAGAAACCTTGTGCGTGATGCTGGCTACGCTCTTGTGTCAAATAACATCAATGACGCTACAAGGGCTAGGGACTTCACTAAAAACTTCCCTATAGCAATGAAGGCTATTCTTAGGGTAACAAGTGGTAAGGCTCAGGAGAATCCAAACGAAATGGATAGGCTGTACATGAAGTTCCTTGCTGGTGGCGGAATGACTGGTATCATGTACATCGATAAGCTTGAGAATGTAAGGAAAAACCTAAACAGAGACCTCAAGCGACTGGCTGGGAAGAATTCTAAGTGGGACGAGTTTGCCAGAAAGCGACTCTTTGGCTCTATAAGTAAGGCGTTCAATATCATGGGTGAGGCATCAGAGGGTACTGCTAGGTTTGCAACATACCTTGCTGTCCTCCAGAACCCAGCGAACCAGAATATGTCAAAGGCTGAACTTGAGGCACTTGCCATTAAGACCGCAAAGAACGTAACTGTTAACTTCGACAGGAAGGGTGAGTGGTCAAAGGGCTTTGGCTCTTTCTATGCATTCTTTAATGCAACCTTGCAGGGTGCGCAGAACTTCTTAAACCTATCTTACAGGAACAGGAGAAAGTTTATTAAAGCTGCTGTAACATTCATGGCACTTGGTTACATGAACTCATTCCTTAATCACCTGTTTAGCGGTGACGATGAAGACGACTACGCAAGCGTATCCCCATATACCCAGAGAACTAATCTTCTTATACCAATGAGAATGTTTGGCGGTAAGGGATTTATAAAGTTTCCCATGCCTCACGGACTTAGGATATTGTATTCATGGGGTGTTGCTGCTGGAAACATGACATCTGGTCGCGGAAGAGGTGCGTGGCAGGAGATTGCAGAGAGCCTAGAGACTACACTTGATGGATTCTCGCCAGTCAACATAAGCGCACACGGTCTGGCTGAGGGTGATATTGCCAACTCAGCAAAGGGAATGCTGCCAACATACTTTATCCCGCTTGGAGACCTTGCCCTGAATACCGACTTTATCGGAAGGCAGATACACAGGGAATCATTTACTCCAGATATGGAGATCATGCACGCAGAACACCGTAAGGCAATGCCGTGGACAGCAGATGTGTTAAAGGTTGCTACCAAGGCTTGGAATAAGGTTGGCGGTGGAACTGACAGGTTCTCTGCTGGTTACAGGTTAGACCCTGTTACTGGTCAACCAATACACAGCAAGTGGAGAGATCACCTGTTTGATTTTAACCCCGCTGATGTAGAACATATTATCCGTGGATACACTGGCGGTGTTGGAACGTTCGCCACCAAGTCAATAAAGCTTATCGAAAATTCCATAAGGGAAGCCTTTACAGACGAAGAGGTTGAATGGAGTCATAAGGATATTCCACTGTTCTCACCATTTTATCAGAGATCAAGGAATTATGAAATTGTCGGTGAATACTTTGACCTGAATAAAAACATCCGCCATGCAAAGATGATGGTAGGTGAGGCTGACAGGGATGGTGCTGGCGAAGAATACAGTAAGGAGACCAGAAGAATAATGTCTCAGCAGCAGATGCTTGCAAAACGTTACAACGATAAGATTGACCTTCTGAAAGAAAGGATAGATAAGACAGATGATATACAGAAGAGATATGAACTGGACGAAGAGATCAGGAGGCTAAGGATGGAATTTGTTGAAGAATACCATAAAAAATTCGAATAATGAAAACTAACTATCAAGACCTAGACCTCAAATCCCGAACCATGTCAAAGGTCGGGACTAACAAGAAAAAGCACAAGAAGGAGGAGCGAGAGGTTGTAAGAGTTTCCGAGGATGTAACCTCAGAGAATAGGCGGTTACTTTCAGAGGCTCAAAACTACTGGGACTCCATTGCTGACATCAGGGATCGTGACGAGAAGAACCGCATGTACAGCAGGGGCGATCAGTGGGCTGAGATCATAGAAGACCCTGACACTGGCGAGGCTATCACTGAAGAGGACTACCTGAAAAATCAGGGTAAAGTTCCATTCAAACAAAACATCATCCGCCAACTTGTAAAGAATCTGCTTGGTCAATACAGGACAAACCCAACCGTATCAACAGTTATCGCAAGGGATCGTGCCGATGCTGACTCTGCCGATATGCTATCCAATGCACTTACCAGTGTTTCCTATGCGAATAAGCTGGAAGAGTTGGATGTAAGAAACTTTGAGGCATTCCTTCACTCTGGCGTTGTAATCGGTAAGTCTGGTTACAGGTACATTAAAGAGAGGAATATGGAGGACGTTACCTATGATAATGTCCAGCTTAACAGGGCTTTCTGGAACACCGATGTCGAGGACTTTAGGCTAAAAGACCTTCGTTTGGTTGGTGAAATACTTGACCTGAGCCTTGATGATATCCTGTCCGCCTTCGCTAAAAACGATGAAGAGGCAAAGAAAATTGAGATGTGGTACAATAACGGGAAGAAGGGCTTTGAACATACCGCTCTGGAAATGGGCATGGATACCAAGGACTCCATCGACTTCCTTACTACCGCTGATCCGAAGATGTGCAGGGTAATTGAGGTCTGGTATCTCAAGAGCGAGTGGAGAACATATGTTCATGACTATCTTGATGGCACGTACAATATTACAGAATACTCCCTTGACGAGGTTGAGGAGTTGAACAACCAAAGGAAACAGTTGTATGCCAGTGTTGGTGTCCCAGAGGAAGATGTTCCGCTTATGGATGCTGACCGCAAGTACGAGCAGTTCTGGTGTGTTAAGTACCTTACGCCTTACGGACAGTGCCTGCTTGCCATGGAAACACCATACAAACACGAAGAACACCCCTATTCACTCATGCTCTACCCACTCCTTAACGGAGAGGTCTGGGGGCTTATCGAAGACATTATTGACCAGCAGAGATACATCAACCGTCTGGTTACCCTGATGGACTTTATTATGGGATCGGCTGCAAAGGGTGTACTCCTTATTCCAGAGGACTCCATATCTGATGACTTCGATATTGACGAGATCGCTGAAGAGTGGAGTAAATTCAATGGCGTGATCAAACTCAAGCTGAAGGACGGTGCGCAGATGCCAAAGCAGATATACAGTAAGGCATCTACCGTTGGTGTGAATGAACTACTAGCACTACAGATGAAGCTGATAAACGACATATCTGGTGTTCACAGTGCTATTCAGGGGTCGGAAGCCAAGTCTGGTACTCCATCATCCCTCTATGCACAGCAGGCGCAGAACGCGACACTGAACTCCAAAGACCTTATGGAATCGTTCAGGTACTTCAAAGAAAAGCGTGATGCTAAGATATTAAAAACGATATCACAGTTCTATAAAAGCAAAAGGTATTTGGCTGTTGGCGGTAAGGACTACGAAGAGGATGCTAACGTATACGATCCTGAAAGGGTTCGCAATATAGACGTAGACGTTGCCGTATCACAGTCACACGATACTCCAGTATACCGTCAGATTATTGACGATGTACTCTTTAATATGCTTTCTGGTGGACTTATTGACCTTGAAATGTTCCTTGAAAATTCATCACTTCCGTTTGCTGAGAAGTTGCTCGATCAGGTTCGTAAGCGTAAGGAAGAGGCTCTTCAGCAGCAGCAGATAGGCGCACAGGCTTATCCAGAAGAGATGATGCAGGAGGCGCAAAACGTGGGTAATATAGCAAGCCAGCAGGCTAATCCACAAACCATGCAGCTTATAAATCAAGCACTTGGACGGGGTGCATAAGGTTATCAACAACGATTTGTTTAAAAACTAGGGTGGAAATATTTGCATTGTTCACTAGATATTATTATGTTTGCACCTTACCAAACTACGGAAAATGACACAACTACAAACTGATCCAGCGATCAAACACTTATTGCCCGTCTGCCCACACTGCGGACACACAGAATACATAAAGAAAGAACACACAGGAAACTTTGGAAAGATAAGAAGGCTTCGATGTAAGAAGTGTAGAAAAAGGTATTACACCGATGCGTACAAAGTAGATGTTCCTACCCACAAACTCCCCAGAATACTCGTATTAGATATCGAGACAGCCCCACTCAGGGCGCTGGTCTGGGGTATGTGGAAACAGGTTGTAACGCCAGCACAGATTGAAAGTGACTGGTTTATGCTCACATGGTCTGCTAAGTGGTTATATGACGACAGGGTTTACTCTGATAAACTTACTCCATATGAGGCTGTTAACGAGGATGATTCTAGGATCACTCAGTCTATATGGTATCTCGTGAATAACGCTGATATCGTGATTGCACACAACGGCAGGAAATTTGATATGAGGAGGCTGAACACAAGATTCCTTATGCACAGGATTCCGCCACCACTCCCCTACCAAATGATCGATACTCTAGAGAAGATCAAACAGGTATGCGACATGAGTACATACAAGCTTGACGAGATCAACAAAGCCCTTGGAATAGGGCGTAAGCTTGAAACAAACATTGACTTGTGGCGTGGATGTATTATGGGCGACAGAAACTCCCTTGAGCGCATGGAGATATATAACAGGGAGGATGTTGTCATTCTTGAGGATCACTACCTGATCACCAGACCATATATGAAATCCCATCCAAACCTTGGACTCTATACAGAGTTTCAGGGTTCTGAGTGTCCGACATGTAACGGAAAAGACCTCACATTTGCTGGGTATTATTACTCCAACGTCAACAAGTTCAGGGCTGTAAGATGTAATGGCTGTGGTGCTGTTGGTAGGCTAAGGGTCTCCGAGAAGAAAGACAAAAAGAAATCCAAGAACTTAGTCGTTTCCGTGGCTAGGTAATCTGGCGAAACTGGAAAGCTGCACATTGTGTAACGGTTAAAGACCGATAGCCAGAAAAAAAGGGAGGTAGTAGTCAGCTATCTCCCTAGTTTTATTTACCCACAATTCTATTCTGGGTATTCTCTTTCGATCATCATTTCAAGAAAATGTATAGCCTTCTTGAGGTCTGCCTTACCGTTCTTGTTTTTGTACCTGCAAACATACTTAATTACAGCACCCTGAGAAAAACTTAGACCATTCTCTTCGATGAACGTGATCGGCTGTATCTTCATACCCTTGTAGTGGCTGCCGTCCACTTGGCGGTTTAATGCATTTTGCTCAGAGTCCTCCAACATTTTTCTCGATGCCTCAGTCACTGGGTCTGTACTTGGAAGAATATCCTTGTACGCTAGCTGTATAAGCCTTGCACCATCACCTGACGCATCTATATCCAAGCCCTTTTCTGTAAAATCAAAATCTTCCCACATAAGGTTTAAAACCTCAACATAACCACCGATTGGCTTGACACTAACCACAAAACCATAATCATCCATCGCGACAACAAAGGTCTCAAGCCCCTCTTTGTCCAACATTTGTAGGACAGACTTTATTATTGGGCTTTCATAGTAGTCTATAAAATGGTTTTGATCAAAGAATTTATATGCTGGAATGCTTTCAATATCCATTGCCCTCTCAAGCGTAAGTCTGTGAACTGTGAATTTCTTCATGCTCATATCATTTAAAATTTTGGGTCTTCCAAGAACCGAAGGTCATTAATCTCTTCCTCGTCTGGAGGGAAGACAATAGCCAACTGCTCGTAGATACCACGTTTTACAATAGGTTTCAAATTTTCAACGCTAAATGGTATGCCATAATCCTGTAGCGTAGACAGGTGCATAATATACTGCGTTAGCTGGTCATATCTCTGGCTGTCGCAATCGTCATGATGACTCCTGCAAACACCGATCAGGTTTTCGATTACGTCCATATCCACATTTTTGCGTCCACCCATTCGTTTTGGCTCGATGTGGTGTATATCGTCAATCTCACAGGAGAAAGTGCCAGTGAGATATTTTCCGACCTCACATGGCTTCCTATCATCCTCTGCGTACTCAAACGCATTCATGTATATCCTTATATGCCTTTTCATGGCTCAATCTCTTTTATTTGTTTTTTGATATTTCTGATTTTGGCATTGTAATATTTCATTGCGGAGTTTAACATTGTCACCAGAACCTTTGGGTGTACGTCAACACGCCACACATAGCCCAGTTCCATTTCACTTGCCATCCCAACACCCATCTGTTGCAGCATACCTAGCGCCTCGTTACGCTTTTCGTATATCTCTTCGGTTTGGTCTAGGATAAACTTTGGCGCTTGTTGATCACCAGTTGGCATGTTGAGCGTCATTTCTGTAGGCTCTTTTGTAGACAGGATAAACTCTATAGCCTTAGATATTCTCCTCACCGCCTCCTGAGAACTGGTCATTTCATCATGAAGCTTAACCAGCCTTCTTGCTTTTGATATTTCCATACTATTTGCCGTATGTTGTATATAATGATTTTGTTATCAGGTCATAGACCGTAACATTCTTCTTGATTACCCCAGCCCTCTTCAGTCTTTTAACCTCAGAACTATTGACAACCAAAAATGTTTTCCCAGCCTTGATGACGTAGTATGTTCTTCCGTCAGCCTTGTGTCTCCTGTCAGCAAGCTTGATAGCCCTCTTTCTTTTCTGGGCTTGCCACCATAACATATAAGCCTGCTTGTTTTCCTCCCACTCGCTGCGAAAGAATGATTTGATGTAATTTATTGCCTTCATATTATTCGTTGTTTCTTGGTTTGGTTTTCTGTATCTCATCCTCTCTAAGTGACATATCCTGTCCTATACCGAAGCTGACAATGTACGTGGTTATTTTGTCTCTGGTTGACCAGAGGGTGTCAATAATCCTACCCCTTGGACTTCCAAATGAATTGTGGTATACAAGGTCACCGTCCCTGAATGTGTGTGAGAATGTTGTGCTGTGTTTTGCTTGTCTAGGCATGTAGTTTCTGTTTTATGAATGTTAGCATATCTTTATTTCGCCCAGCCTCATTGTAGTTAATCATCTTATATCCCCCTGATTTTCTTTTGATTACGTCAATATCCATAGGAAAATATGCCCCAAGGGAGAACTTATCCTGACTAATTACAACGTCTGGGTTTCCGTGATGATAGTTAAAATACACGGAGTTAAACAGCATGGGTAAGTGTTCGAAGTCAAACTTGCGAAGAACCTCCCTTACTTTCTTTTTCTCAAACACTCTTGGCTGATGTATTTCAGCGTTCCAGCACGACAAATCCCTGCTCATTAGAGTTCGGAATGTGTTGTTAAATATAGTGATCCAGCTTCCAGACGGCAGCTTGCCCCTCTTTGAGAAGTACATATTCTCGTCTGTTACGTAATCGTGCGCCCTTAAAACCTTCAGGTCTCTTATGGAAAACTTGTCAATGAAAACATAGTCGTCCGACATATATACAAACTCACCCTGTATCTTACTTGTGGCACAGACCTTTTTCAGTTTTTGGATGCTGTCGTTTGCCTTGGCATACTGGTGACCCTTGACACGTTTGTGTGATATATGCTCAACACCCTGTATGTGAGGATTGTCGCCTACAACAAAC